CTGTGAGAAGACCTGTCAGGTCGTTGTTCACGCCGGTCATTACTTGGCTGTAGAGAGCCGCAACCTGCTTGGCAGAGTCCTGAGAGTTCTGTATCCACTGAGCGTTTGCGTTCTTGAGAGCACCAAACCATGTTTGACCGGCAATGTCAGCAGCGGACTTCAGGGCATCGACGGAAGCCGAAGCCTGCTCTTTCGTGATCTGGCTTTGTAGCTCTACAGAACGCTGTTGGTCCTTGTCGGACGAGAACATGCCGGTGACGGCGTTGTACGTACCACTTTTCGTCCTCAGGTCTTCTAGCTGCTCATTCAGGTCCGCTAACCGTTTCGCATGTAGCTGGGCTTCGATGGCTGCTAACCGTTGGTCGGCTGTAAGCTTGGAGATGGAGCCCGATGCCTGATCGATAGCGACCTTGGTCTTCTCGACCTGGGCTTGCGCTTCAGCATCGCCTAGTGCCGCGCTGAGGCCAGCACGGTTTAGCGAGCGAGCGGACTCCGCATTATTGCCGTTGAAGTTGATGGGACGATTGATGTCAGCGGGTACGGGCTGGCTTGCTTCCTTGATGGTCTGCTTCAGCTTTTCGATACCCGCATGGAACTTCTCGGCACCAGCGACGGCAAGTTCTGCCTGCTTCGCTTCAATAGCGTTGAACTCGTTCGAGCCCTCGGCGAATGCAGTTTTCTGTGTTTCCCAGTATCTGTAGATAGCGGAAGCTGTTACCGGCGCAAGCGTCTTCCAGCTGTTGACATAGGCCTCCATAGCCTTCAGCCGCTGTTCATCGGCTTTGTTGCCGATGGCGCTGTTCTGATGGGTGTCGCGAGCTTGCTGCGTGTCGCCCTGCTGGTTTTGCAGGTCGATCGTTTTCTGAATGTAGGCGTGTTCCTGCCCTTGCCACTGGATGAGCTGCTGAACAGCTTTGATCTCCTCGGCATAACTAGTAAGGGCGATACCACCCTGCCCTTGTCGCGCTGCTGCTGCGGTGGCTTGCTCGTTGTCCTTCTGCTTCTGGAGTAGCTCGTTCAGGCGAGTATGTAGGGCGTTGCCATACGACACGCTCTCGTTGAGCTGATCCTGCGTCGTAACGGCAAGCTGGGTGTAGCGGTTGTGCTCACCGACCATCACCTGTTCTTGATGCGTATCGCTGCCACCTGTGAAGACCTTCTGCTCCCAGCTTGCCGACATGCCAACGATGACCTTCGTCTCGGCATCGAGGTTGGACATCAAGCGCTTCTGCAAGTTCTCCGAAGCTTCCGCTGCTTCATCGAGTGCCAGCTTCAACCCGTTGAAGGGTTTGTGCTCAAGCTTCGCCTGCTCCTGTTGCAACTTGTCGATCTGAACATCGAGCGACGTGCTCGAGTCACGTAGAGCGTTCGAAACCGTCAGGACCTCAGAGGCGGTCTGTCTAGCACGATTGCCACCCAGATCGAAGGCGTCATACAGCTCTTTTCCGAACTTAACGGCTTCTGCTGTCAGCGTGACGAGGCCGAGGACGGGGAAAGCGAGCGTGGCGATCTTGTTGAAGGCGTCGAACTGCGAAGCGAAGTTCTCACCGGCGCGCAGACCACCACCACGCAGGAGAGCCGATGCACGCATACGGTCGGAGACATCGCTCGATTCCTTCACCTCGGGAACCTTCAGATTCCCAAGCTCGGCAGCTACGGCCTTCTGGCGGTCACTGATGCGATCCAACGACTTGATGATCTTGCCAGCGTTGGCCTCGGTAACTGAGGCCATTGTCTGAGCAGCGCGGGTCTGGATGTTCGACAGCTGTTGAGCAGACGCACCGGTCTTCTCTGCACTCTGTACTTGCTGCTGGAACGATTGGAGTATGCGGTTCTTAGCGTCGGCCACAGCCTGAGCACTCTTCGCGACGGACGCACTCATGCCGTCGACATTCGCGACGAACTTGCCTACGTCGGCGTTAAATACTACGGCAATGGATGCGTCACTCATGGAATGCCTTTGAAATCTCCTCCGTCATGACGGAGGCGTATGTATCGATAGCCTTTTGCTCGATAGCGTCCTGAGCCTCTCGAATAAAGGGCTTGGGCTTGGTTCGTTTGGAATCAGGTGTGGGTCCAGCGTGTCCACGCTCAACCCATAGGGCGACGTCCTTGCAGACCTGGGTGTTAGGCTGCACGACGACAGTGTCTTCTTTGCCTTGGGCAGCAGCTTGATCACTGGCGATACGAACGGATGCGCGGAAGCTGCCTTTCAGTTCGCCGACCTCAAGCAGGCCTTCGGGCTTGCCCGCTTGCTCAGGGCAATTTTCTACGATGGCGTCCCGGATGATCGTCCCAACTTCACGGAGCGCCTTGCGCTCAGCAGCGACCAGAGCGTCACGCTTCAATGTCTCGAGCTTTGCGCGTAACGCTTGAAAGTCATCAGCCATTAATCTCTGTTCCTTGTCGCAGCTTGGCAGCCAGTTCCAGCGCAGCTACTTCGTGACGCTGAATCATCTGGCGCTGAGCGTCAGTGAGTTCGTGTGGGGTTGAGGTCTTGCTGCTCTTGAAGGTGTTGTGATGCGGGGAGAAGTCTGTCCAACTCACAGCCTTATCCGGGGGACACATCGAGTGGTTGATGACAGCAGCGGTCGTGATCGCACCCGGCATCTCGTGATGGGCTAGGGCTTCGCGGTACCTGTTCATCAGTCGCGAGAAGAACCCCGGTGTCAGCAGATAGAACTGTTCCGGTGTGAGGTGGAGGAACACCATCGCTTGAGAGAGGAGATACGTGACGCTCAGACGTTTTACTTCGCCTGAGCTGGTGCTTCCCCCGAGGTTGTGTCATCCTTCTCTTCGCCGTCATTCACTGAGTCGAACCAAGCGGTGAGGATGGCAGCGCGCACACCAGAGAGGTTCCTCATCGTGATCCATGTTCCTACCTCGTTGAGGGTCAGGGTGGGTTCATCACGCAAGAGGGAGGCATACAGAAGGGCACGGAGATTGCCAGCTTCGACGGTGCCAACGGATGCTTGCAGCAGGTTGATACCGGTCAGGGACTCAACCTCACAGATGGCATTGAAGTCGAATGTCAACGTCCGGTCTTTGCCGCCGATGTTGAGGGTCTTGCTAGGGACATGGTGCTTATTTGTTTTCTTCATACGGCCTCAAAAGGTTGAGGACTCCCGAAGGAGTCCTCTGTTTGTTTAGGCAGCGGCTACGCCGGGGGTGTCGTTGATGATGCCATTGATTTGTAGCGAGAAGTCGAACGAGACGGCTTCCGTCAGCTGTGCATTCATCGCAGGCTTCTCAGAGACGTACGCGGCGAAGGTGCGAACAGGCCCCGTGGTCTGACCAGCGGCAGCAGCGAACTGGTGCTTGAAGTACATGAGCGTCTGCGTACCGAAGGCTGCGGTTACGGTCGTCTGTCCCGCATCACCCGCAGGCGCGAGAATGCCCGTGATGGCAGCGGTGCCCGGCGTGATGACGGACGGCGCATACTCCTTCGAGGGAGGACCACCGGGAGCGTAGGAAGGGCTTCCGAGGTTCGTCAGATCACTGTAGTCACTCTTTGTTCCCGAATACGTGATCTGCTTCAGCTGGTTAATCGGCGTGAACGCTCCGGTTGCACTGGTAGCGCAGGACAGCGTAGAGCCAGCGCCGAGGACGAAAGTAGTTGCGGTGGGTGTGGACATATCTGGGGGTTCCTTTATGGCAATGGCATCGCAGCGCTGTGCGAGCGCGGTGGGATGAAACCGAATGGGTGGGGGTTACTCGGTGTGAGTGAAGCGGTAGTCAACAGAGGAGTTGTAGGCACGTCGCACATCGTCAAAGGCGTCCACAGCGGAGCCATCGCGCCATGTAAAACTGACCACAGCTCCGTTGGATAAAGTGCCTTTGTAACTTTCGAGCACGGCCCGAATAGCTTCGTTGACTGTCTTGCAATCGCCATAGCTCGTTGACCATGACGTGAACTCGATGCGTGTCTTCGTCTCGACGACATCGCCGTTGAGGTCATACGTGGGGAGAGATGAGATGGTGCGATAGGTGAGCGCGGGATAAGTGGGAGTCTCAGGCAGTACGAGCGGGTAGATACGGCCCGCGATGAGCGAGGTCGTCGTCGCATCAGCATTTATCAGTGATGTCAATCCTGATTCGATCATTGTGTCGGTGCCTGTTCTAGCGCGAGACAAGTGATGACGCGATTGCGTTCCAGCACGTTCTCAACTGCCTGAAGGAGGTAGATGTGTGTGTCGTGAACGACACGCATCCCTGCCATGAGCGGTGTGTCTGATTGGAAACGGAGCGTGATTCGATGTGTCGCTTCCGACACAATGCCACTCGCGTTGCTCCGCTCCGTCAGGGTGAGGGTTCTAATTCCTGCGCGAGTGCTCAAGACAGTTGTCCAAATGATGGACGGCTGACCATATGCGTCCTGTGCTGTCGCCTGTTGCTGTATGTCGACGGGGTTGCGAAGTGTTCCAGCGTCGATAGTTAGGGGATCGCGCATCAGTACACCGTTTCGAAGACATCACCTGAGAGGAGTTCAGCTACGCCAAGTGGGATGTTGCTTAGGGTGGCTTCTGTCGTGGCCTCTCTATGGGAGTACCAGTGAGATACGAGCAAGAG